CGACCTGCCGCAGCGTCGTAGCGCACCGCATCAGCCGATGACACCCCAGCCCCGAGAGAGCCGCGAGCAAGCACCAAGTTTTGGCCTAGTTCTCTAATGCGCTGCGTGTTGATAGACGCCCTGGATTGCATTCCGTACTCATGCGCCAACATCTTCCCGCGATCAGCAGGAGAGTTGCCAAGCACAAGAGACTTGTCTTTTAGGCGACTGTCAATTTGATCAATCGTATTCAGGATATTCTGCTGCCCTGCCGCTTGCGAAGATGCGTCTTGAGCCGCTTTCTTATCCACCTCAACAACTCCACCTTGACGAGCCTTTTCAGCGTCGGACTGGAGAACAATCCCAAGGCTTTGCGCTTCCTTGCGGAGAGCAGGATCATTCGGGTATTGCTGAAACTCCTGGCGAACAATCTCTTTCCTGTCGCCATCTCTAGCCATTTGTTGCTGCGGTGAAACCCGCATCGCCGGATCATTGATCTGCTTCACAATCTTGGCGCGGGTCGTTAATGTCGGATTTCCACCTTGCGGCGTAATCGTCTGCGTATCCCATCCAGCCCTAGCCCCTTCGTCTAGCATTTTGTATGCGCCGTAGGTGTCCAGTGCTCCAGCCGGGGCGGAAACAACGGGAAGTCCATCAGGACCGATTTGAGTTAGTGAGGATTGGCCGTTTTGCGAAACGCTCATTCCGGGAAGGTATCCAGGCTTCAGATTTCGTTTGTCGTAGGCGTAACCATTTGAAACCTGCATATCAGGCTTTGACGCATCGTTCAGCCAAGCTCCGATGTTCTTTCCACCGTTGAAAGCGTAATCAGCAGCCACGGCACGGCCATTGATTGACGGAGGAATTCCCGCTTGCTGTCCTGCTTGATCTGTAGCAGCCTGACCACCTGACGACTGACCAGAGAGCGAGTCAATGAACGCTTGTTGGCGCTGTTGCTGCTCCTGATCCTTCTTCATCTTAGCCAACGACATGGCCATCTGCAACGACTGGCCCTGGTCTTTCTGTGCATCGTTGATCGTGTTCTGATAGCTCTGCAAACCAGCCGCACCGCCAGCCCCGAGCGCATTAAACAGCGCCTGCGACTGTGATCGCCCTTGGTTATTCGCCATCATTCCGAAGCCAGCATTCATCAGCGCATAGTTCCGTGCCGTCCGTCGTTCTTCTTCGGATGGCTGGTTCAGCGACTTAACTTTCGCCAGAATTTCCGGGTCTATCCCCAAATCGAGTAGAGATGCCATTATTTACCCCAAGATTCCTCGCTGACGGACGTTAGCCCCGTAGCGTTTTGGATTGAATCCGCCATTGAATTGTGCGTAAGGCGATGTTGCCTGTAGCGACATGGCCGGACGAGATTGGTTCGGTTCCATCGCAATGCCGTTCATAGCCCCCTGCGCTCTAGCCTGTTGCAACATGGCGCGTTGCTTGGCCTGCTGTTCAGCGCCCTGCGTCTGCTTCAGGTACAACTCGCCGCCCTTCATGCCTAGCTTCGTCCAGTCCGTACCCTTGGCATAAGTACCCGCACCAACAGATGCAGACGTACCTTCAAGACCAGGACCAACACCGCCCACGCCTGCCGCCGAACTGAATTGAGAATTTGGCATGGTCATGAATTGCGTATTCGTTGCAGACGAACTAGGCGAACTCAACCCCTGATAACCAAGCTCATTAACCGGCTGGCCAAAATTACTTGGCTGGCTTAATAGCCCGGTAGCACTCGCGCTATCCGCAGCCTGTAGCGCATTGGCCGTATCTGCTGCATTGGCAATTTCTGCTCCGCTGGATACCGTTCCTGCGGCTTGTCCGCCCGTTGAGGCAAGACCTGACCCGGTTGATTCAGTTGCTGCCAATCCACCATTAGCGCCTTCTGCTGCCGTTGATCCAAGGCTTCCCATCTGAGCATAAGAGCCGAGCGCAGAGAGCGCAGCGCCGCTCCAATTACCTGTTGATGCTTTATCGGCTGCGCCAACCGCCGATCCAACCCCAGGAAGGAACGCATCGACAATCAACGGCGCGATAGTCTCAAAATACGGTCGCTGTCCTTTTGTTTCACTAGACCCAGTTGTCCATGTCTGCACCTTGTTGTGCATCGGATCAACGTCGTCAAGAATAGGATCGAGGAAGTTAAATACTGATCCGAGTAGTCCGTATCCCATTATGAGCTCCAGATGCTCTTGAGTGCGCCGCTTATGTCTCCATTCGTCGCTTCGTTCAGCAAGCCATAACCAGCCAAGCCGGAAGCGACTGCGTTTCCATAGCGGTTCGCTGTGTAAGGATTAGAGGCATAGCCAGCCGCCTGCACAGAACCCTGACCATTCACCGCCGCTCCCAATGAGTTAGCCAGAACGTCAATCTGACGATATGGCTGATTCTGTTGTGCCAGCCAGTCAGAGTATTGGTTGTTGAGTTGATCCTGCGATTCCTGGCGCTGAATGTCGCCAACCCCAATTAGCTGTTGCGCGTTGTTGTAGTCGATATTTCCGTACTGATTCGACAGGGAAGCGTCTTTAAGCTGGTTATTTCGTTCTGTGGTATAGGCCTGACCGTAAGCATTTGTTGCCGCGTCCGAAAGGCCTCGTTGCAAAGTCTCTTGATGCGCCGTGGTGCCGTAGTTGTTACCGCCAAACTGACTATTTATACGCCCCTGTACGTCGTTCATGGCGGTATTGACCATGCCTTTCAGGTAGGGGTTTGAATCCGGCGTAAGATACTTTCCGGACATCGTATCGGTGTAGTTCTGCCGCGCCGCAGCTTCTTCAGGAGACCCATTGAGCGCACGACCACGAACCTGATTCAACCCTGCCGTCTGATCGCCAGTCATGTCGGCAATGCGCTGGCCTTGGTATGTCTGGTAAGGCGTGTTAGAGAGAGCCTCGCCGCGAGCAAGAATATTCTGCGCTGCCGGTTGCGCCCAAGCCGGGATTTCTTTTGTTTGCACGGACGTGGTATTGGCCGGCGGGCCAGAAGGGTCGCCGCCTCCGCCTTCCAGTGTCTCCAGCCGCCCGAACCGCGACCGGAACGCACGCTGCGGAAGAAGTCCGTCGATAGTGTATTTACTCATTGCTGCGCCTCCCGGCGTTTAGTAACTAGAGCAGCTTTTCAACGATTCGATAACGCTCTTCAAAATTAAACTTCTGCCGCCAGAGTCGTTCAACTGATTCTCTCGCTGCGCCTTGAATCTTTGTACAACCTTGAGCTTTAGCCCACCCCTGCAACTGGTCGAACATATCCGCAGAAGTGATTAACCGACCGCCGATAGCCATAATGAAACAGATATTATCGTTAGGCCATTTATCGAGGCTTATCGCCGCAGCGCCTTTAATAGTGCCGTTATCATCAGCAACCAAAAGAGTCTTTGCGCCACTCGATAACATCGCTTTAAGCTGGTCAATATTGTATTCGCCACCGGAATATTTCAACGCATTAGCCAACATTTCACCTACCATCGGCCATATCTGGCACACATAGGATGGATTGACTTGCTGGATTATCATTAGTTACCTGTCAGCGATCTTATTTGAAGCCATGTTCCAGGCGATCCACTTACTGTGCAGCACCAACCTAAAACCAGATACTTATTGCCTGCTCCGCCTAATTCACTCGGCGCTGTGTTCTTGCATTTGTCACCCTGCGACCATGTTCCCGTAGTCGGAGCGGATGTTCCAGACGTTTCCCACATATACGAATCATTATGGGCAATTGATATTGCGCGGAATACCTCATATAAGCGAGCATTCAATGCCTGTATTTTAGCATCTGTGCTAATTGGCAGGCGAGGATTAGATTGAAGTTTATTCATTATTCAATCCCATCCGGTGACATATTCAAATCAAACCCACTAATCGCCATATCGCCATTATAGATAAACTCCATCTTGTGCCAGCGAGCCGACCATATTAAGTCGTACCATTGATTTAAATAAGTTGATGTATTACCAGCAATAAACGTACTCGCATCAGTATTTGAATACGAGTAATTAACTGTTGAAGAATTTGGGGACTTAATAAACCTTGGCTTAATGCGGGATAGAGTTGAATAACTCATATTATCACCGTAGTGCCCTGAGATAATACTAGACTCAACAGGAGTACCGCTTATCTGATATGCCTTATGATCCGTTCCGAATACAGCAACAACAGATGATCCCGACGTCCAGAACGGAGAATCAAGGCCGACAGACGGCAATCCATCTATTGTTGAATATATAGAGCCAAGGCCATCAATGGTTAATCCTGACGCGACGTAATCAGCAACGTATTCAATATCTTGATCCATCCTTCCCCATTGGCCCGTCTTGATGTTATAGACGATGCACTTATCCAGTGCGCCATTCCCTGACTTTGATACAAACCACCAATACGCTCGCTGATTTATGCGGTCGAATGTGCCACAAGTGCGATAGGCGTATTTCGGATCAAGATTGGCAAAGAACCAGTTTCTACACGGTGGATTCAATGCTTGTGGGCGAGAACCATCGAACATGTAAAAATCATCCGGCCCGATGAAGAAGTGCGCTGTCCCGGTGTTGACGACCGCTTCCTGACAGGGCGCGCCAATGTCGCCAGGGATACGTTGGAAGTTCCACACAGCAGGAACGCCAACATACTGCCCTATGTACATGGCCTTGTCTTTGTAAGCGATAATAACGTCGCCAAGCCGCTTGCCTGCGGTAATTGGCCCCGCGCTATCCAGTAGCTGACCGGAAACGCACTGTGTAGCCACAGAAGGAGTCCAATCGGTATAGGAACCAACCGCAGAACATGCCCAACGGGTTACATCGTTGCCGAACCCCATCCCGTCGATATTGAAGGCGAATACCTGATTATTAATTGCCTCGATAATGTCGGACTTAGGGGCCGTTCCTGCATCAGCGAAAGATGCTCCGCTGGCGATGTATTGAATAGTGGCTGACTTGGCAGAAGCTAGCGTGACATCACCAAATTGCGCAAATCGCCATCTGTCATCGACCCCTAAGGTATAGCCGCCAACCTTTGAAATGTCCGACCACGCTCCCCCCGATTGGAGATAGAGCTTTGACGTATCGCCACAGAGAACCCGAGCAGAGTTATCCAGCCGTCTAGCAACAGAAAACCCCTTGGCCGCTGTACCAATCGCACCAAGTCCGCAATCGACGCGGGAAGGCGCTGCAACGAACGAACCAATAGCTGGCAGAATGTTCTTGCAGTCCAAGAAAATCCCCGGAGTTTCAGGCGCAACATCAGGAGAGAAGCCAACGAACGGGATCATGCCCTTACATCCGAGCGAACAATCATGGTCGAACCGGAATACCAGTCCTGAGCATTGACGGTATCAATAGACTCACGGTACTTCGCGTCCCACACCTGAATCCGATTGTCATCCTTCAGGTAAGGTGCGGCCTCGCACAATGTGGCGTACAGATAGACATGCGGGTACGTCGCCAAAAGCCAATTGGTTGTATTGGAATTCGACAGCGACGGAACACGCGCCTTATAGACCAGATCAACCGGATACACCGCATCCGGAACAGGAGCGAAGTTGATATTTCCACCGATGATCGTATAAATCAGCGGCACGCCTGTGTAACCGCTTGGGTATTGCGTCTCAAACGTGTCAGGAGAGGTGTATTTCAACGTCTTGACCGGATTTGTCGAGATTGAAACGTGACGAATGTTGATTAGATCATTCGGCAGCGCCAATGATTCGTTATTCGCTACAGTGGAAAGTGACGTTTTCGTGTCCTGCAATCGTGCATCAAGGTCGCCATTGATACGTTGCTCTGCCAACATGATGAAGTCAGGTACGGCAGATGCAAGGTCGCCACGGTGCAGCCAGCTTTGGACGCTGGCTTGCAACTCGGAATAGGTCGAGATACTCATACCCGGCCCTCCCACACGCGAAACCCAGAAAGAGCAGGATCATTGAGCATGCGTTTAATATGGACAGGGTTCTGGATAACCTCGCTGAACTCCAGGTCATGTTGATTGCAGTAATTCTCAACAATCACATACGGCAATTTGGCCGCTAGCTTCATTTCGCTAGAACCAGTCCGCCCTTCTCGCTGTTGCGTCTTGCATTGCTCAAGGATAGCCGTGCAGTCCTGCGTTCGCTGCACAACCATATTTCCATCATGAAAATGGAATTTGGTAGCCAGATCGAGCGACATCAGACGAACTCAAGCGGAACAACAGAAACTTTTCCTGCCGAAGAATCCTGAATCGCCGCGATGTGCGTTACGCCACGCGGAACAGACAGCACCGCCGAGTCGGCAGGCTGAATCAGCAGGTCATTGGCAGATGCCGTAGCAGAACCAACGCCCATCTTGACGTAACAAGCATTAGTAGATGCGACGCGAATAAACTTCGGAATCTCCCCGCTAGAACACGCAGGGATAGCGATAGAGGTGGATGCAGCCCCCGTCGTGATGTTTGCACCAGACGTGGTTACAGTAAGGAAATCGTGATTTGCCATTGTTGCTCCTGCGCTTCACAGCGTTAAGGGGATAACCCGCTAGCCTTGTGAGCCAGCGGGTTTAGTCTGACGTTTAGGTCAAGTCAAAAATCGCACCACCACTTTTCGGAGCGCGCATTTCCAGGCAGTATTCAACGGAAAGCATGCGCTTTTCGCTGTCGCCAGTCTTGGCGAGTTCCGTAGTCTGGAACGGGCGCAGGTAGGCAACTGCCACCTTGTCGGATTGCAGGACGAATACATCACGCGACAACTGGAAGCGCGACGGGATCGCCTTCAGTTCGCCGAAGTCGGAAACATAGACGTCGATAGCGGCGTACAGCTTCTGATCTTCGCCCTTGTCGAAACGGGTAGAGTTACCCGAGAACGCAGAGAAGGTTTGCTTCTGCGCCGGCCCCATCAGAATCACATCTGGCTCGCCGCCAGCGGTGAAAATCTTCTGAAGGACAGACTTCAGTTGCGTTTCAGTAAAAGCACGCGGAGTGCCTAGAGTACGTGCGGTGTTGGCGGTGTAAGAAGCCAGCGTACCCGCATTGTGGTCTTCGTTATCAACCAGCCAACCAGGAAGACCACGAGACTGGCGCGGAGAAGTTGCCAGAACGTCATTCTGCGTCAAACCAAGCTCCATATCGCGCTTAATTTCAAGCGCAGACAGTGAGACTTGATAACCGATTTCATCTTTGCGGCCAGCCGGATTCATGCCGGATTGTTGCGTGCCGGACACGATGACAGTCTTGGTCGAAATTTGAGTACGGTTGTTCAGGCGAACAGTCGGCGTAACGGTTTTAGCAGTTGCGTCATCGCCTTCAGCCTGGGCATTCGCAGCAGCGGCTGCCAGGTCTTGAACTTGCCATTCGTGCAGCGTGTTCGTCGCCTTTGCTTTGGCAGCAAGGTTCAGAACCGGCGTTGCGGTCGGGCTGATGCGGTAGATTACATCGGACAGGTCTTCACGATTGCCGATTGCGGCAGTCGTCAAGAAGGTATTACTCGGTGCGGACATTTCGTTTCTCCAGTGCCATCTCGGCGTTAAGAGTTAAAGAAGTGATGCGAACACTGCCGCGGCGTCTTCAACACGACCAGATTTAGTAAGTCGCTGAAAGGCCTGGCCTCGTTTATCGAGCGACTGCGACTGTCCGGTGCTGCTGCGTTCGACCCTTTGCGGGACGTTCTGCACCTTCTTCGCTGCGGCTTTAGCCTTGCCAATCATCTGGTCGTACAGCATCGCCTTTCGAGCGACAAGAACGCTGCGGTGATCGCTGAGTGAATCAATTTCTTCAGCGGAAAACCCTGTTTCTGACAGGTAGTTTTTGATCGCTGACTTTTCGGCTTTGGCCTTCGTTTCATCTTTCCAATCGGGTAGCTTGGCAAGGAGTTCTTGCTGCTGGTGTGCGATGAAGTTATGAACGTACTTGGCTTGTTCCTGTTGCTGCAACTGATAGACGTTCTGTTGCTCTCGCTGAATATTCTGTAGGGCGGCTTGTCTCTGTTGATAAAGATGCTGCTGCTTCAGGTATTCAACGGGATCAGAGTCAAGGAGTTGCTGCCAATCAATCTGCGTTTGTTCCTGCATGAGAGCGGAAAGCAATGCGCCCTGCTCTTGGAGCTTGGTGGAGTATTGGTTTCGTTCCTCTCGCGCCTTGTTGGCTTCGGCTTCGGCGGCTTTTCGTTCCGCTGAAACTTCCATCGTCTTGCGCGTGTAATCGGCTTGGCGCTGATAGCCCTTCTTCAGTTCATCGAGCGTAACCTCAACATCCTTGCCATCAATCTTGATGGTGACAGTCGTCGGCTGCTCTGTATCTGCGTCGTCTTCAGGTTCCGATTCTTCGGCCTCGGCTTCTACTTCTGCCTCGGGTTCTTCTGCCTCCGCTTCGACGGGTTCTTTCTCCTCGCGTTCAGGATCAAGAATTTCGGCGAATAGGGAAGCTGCCTGATTAGTATCAAGCGGTGAGTTGGATTCCGATTGGTTCGGTGTGTCCATTGTTTTCTCCAGCGCCATCTCGGCGTTAAGAGGAAATCAGCTATTTATCGCGGCTGATTATCGCTTTACATCCTGATAATCTCTCCGGTATTCAATTGAATTGCAGATTGACCTTTTTCAGTTCTAATATTACCCATATTATCAGTAATAATCAAACCATCTGCGTCAGGATGAATAACAAGCGATATTCTTTTATCTGCCGAGTTATTATCTTTGACGTATTGAATCATTCCATTCCAATCCAGCCCTTTGTTCGCTCCAGTAGCGACTGGCTGTGTTGAATGTCCAATTGTGCCAGCTTCCCGGTCTCCATTGTCGATACCAGATGCGTCTTCACCTTCTGCAACATTGACTGATACTGGTGGATTCTTTCGCGGCCTTCCTGGTCGCGCGCGGGGGATTGTTTCCATGCGTCGAATAACTCCTGTTCAATATCTGCAAATACTTGGATAAATACTTCGTTATCCAATATCTCATTGGCGCGATTTCCGTCGTAGATTCGCTGTTCAATAGCTGCCATTTTTTAATGTCCGTGCAGAGGGGATTAGAAAATCAGGCCATCAAGCCCATTTATTAGCACCTTGTGCGACAAGCTGAGTTCCGTTGCTGATAAATCCGACCGTGCATTTTTTGTTAGCGTCAGTCGTTGTAATAGCATCAACCCAAGCGGTAGGAAATACTACTGAGGCAGGCCAAGTCACCGTTCTACCGCCTGTCGCGTCTTGTGTCATATTAAAAACAACACTCTCACCGGCTGGAGGAATTCTTAGCAGCGTAATCGCGGTCACATTTCCGGTCAAAGGACCGAAAGTGTTGATAGTGTTGTTGCTCAGTGTAAAAGTCGGTGTTGCTGAATATACCTGACTGAGTGTTCTACGCTGACCTTTGACGTTGATGGTGTTGTTAGACCCGTTTGCAAACAAATTGCTGGGGCAGTTCACGTTTGACCCGAAGTAGGCATTTACCGTAATCGTGTTGTTAGAGTCGATTATCATTTGCTGACTGATAGCGCTCACATTCACGTTTGACAGGTAAACGTCAGCACCTTTTCTCAGCAACATCAGGCCAAGGCCACTTGATAAGACAACATTATCGACGTAGATTTCAGCACTATTGCTGGCCCCGGTTTCATTCTCGAAGATAGCGCGAATTGTTGATGCATCGACTTGACTGTAGTACACCCGGCTGATTGTACCGGCTGATTGATACAAGCCTTTTGCGCCACTCGTGCCGCGCCAGTAGCCTGACATAAACCACGCATTGACGGCTGCGCCCGCAGCTGTTTGGCCTAAGTAACCCGCGAAGTTGACGCCAGTGTCTAGCTTTTGCTTAATCTTCCCCACAGCCCCAAACACCTGTACCAGTGGCAACCCTGTCGCAGCCTTGTTGCAGTTGATTTCAACGTCCAACTCATCAATGTTAGCCACCGAATCGACGCGAATGCCCATGCCTGCGGTGCCGTTGTACGTGGCATTTCTAACCTTGATTCGACCACCCACACCCGTCATCCGCATTTGCAAGATTTCTCCGTTTGTGCTGGCACCGGAGATGTAGCGGTTGATGTTTTCAAAACTCACATTACCAATCGACCCACCAACCATGTTTAAGTCATCAATGATGGCAATCGTTGCGCTGAGTCGGCCTGTGCCGCCAATGTTCACGCCATGCACCTCATCAAAGATGAAGGGCGCGCACCCGGCCATCTTGATGGCGGCAAGCGATGATGATCCTTGGGACTCAATGTCTCGAACCGCGATATCGAACCCATCACCTACAGTAAAAGTCTTTGGCTGTGTGTCTCCACATAGAATAGCCACAAAATCATCACCGGAAATCCCCGACACGCCGTTGATGCTGGCATTGAAGCATGGCATTTCAATGTTAAAACCGTCGCTAAGCGTATCCATCGAGATATTGCTGGCACGCAATCCCGCCGACCCGGCGATGCAAAACATGTATTTCAGCGCATTTTTCCCGGTAATGTTATGCACTTGCGGGTTGTAGATGCGGTGCAGCAACACTGCATAAGTGTCGATGTTTGACGGGAATGTTTGGTTTTGACCATTCCAATCAATCGTTCCAGGCCCTGAAATTGTGATGTTTGTGTCAGCGGGGCAGGCTTGCATGGCCCACACAAGCCCGGTCATTGCTGGTCCTGCGTAGACCGTAGGCGCAAGATTTGATGGGGCAATCGGGCTGTAATAGCTGTAAGTATTGCTCGTCACTGCTTGGATTCTATGTGTGCCATTGTAGCCACTTGCGCCGACGCCCTCTACAAAGATCCATTGACCCACGGTGAACGGGTGCCCTGCCGCCGTCGCTGTAACATAATTACCAGACGCCGTAATCGAGGTGATGCCATAGAACGACGGATTTGCAAAGGCGTTGTTAACCAGCAAATTACGTGCCGTTCCTCCCGTAAGCTTCAGGGTGACATTAGCGTCAATCACTAATTCTGTATTTGAGTAAGCCAGAAGTGTTGAATCCACCCAAACAATACCAGGCGTTGATAGAACAACTTTCCCTCCTGCATTTAAGGCCGCTTGAATTAATGTGACGTTAATGGATGCTTTTGAAGGATCGTTGACAATCACCGCAACACCTGAACTCCCGCTGCTACTACCGACCGTAACATTACCGGCCGGCACACTAAGAGTACCACTAGGCAACGAAATATCGCTCCCCCCGGTGACAGGGTTGGTTGTTGCAAGAACATGGTCTCCGGCTATTACATTTGTGGAATATGATCCAACCGTATCTGCCGTGAATACAATAGCCGCAGACTTACCAAATGCGCCAACGGTTTGATTTCCAGTCAATCGAGAAGTGTATTTGCGGCCATCCGATAACGTAACCGACATTGACCCTTCGCCAGACCATGAAACGGTATCGTCTGAATCAATATTTACGGTGAAACTTTCTCCGGGTAAAAATGTAGCCATTATTTATCCTTACAGTAATAGAAGAATGGACTATTCTTCTTGTTCACGCGACGTTCCCATCAGTCCCGCGAATGATTTGATTTTGTTGCCCGATGCGATCCAGTGCCGCAGCGAATCCCTGCATAGCCATTGCCATTACATCGCTTTGATTAGTGGCTTCCCGATCCTTCTGAGCGCCCATTCCGGCAACGATTATTGAGGTTTCTGCCGCGAGTTGCGCTTTCCATTGCTCAAGCTGCATACGCTGCTGCTCTAGCGCCTGCTCATGCTCAAACTTCATCGCCTCAATCTGTAGATGCTGCTGAGATTCAATAGACTTCTTTTCAGCCTCAACCTGTGCGGCAAAACGCGCTTGCTCCTGCTCAAGTTGCGTCTTGCGCTCCTCAAGCTGCATGGTCGCCTGAAACTTCTGAATGTCTGCCTGTTGGTTTGCCTGCGCTTGCTGTTGATTCGCTTGCAACTTGGCCTGCTCTAGCTGAACCTTCGGATCAACCTGCGGCTGCTTTGGCGGCTGCTTAGATGGATCGCTAAAGAACTTGTCTCCATTCTTGAACCCAATGGCCTTGGCAAGTTCTTTTGTGGCCTCATAGACGCCCTGAGCATCCGCAACGCCTATCTGCAATGCCTCTCTTTGCACTTGGAGCACTTGCATCAGGTTATTAACCATCTGCGTCTTGTCGCCAGTGCCAAGTCCGACGTT